ACGCGGAATATCATAAAAACCGTTACATTCCGTCAGCACCCCGGCATCGACCGCATCACGCAGAAAATAAACCATCGAGGATGGCGGCATATTCATTTTTTCAGCCAGAATGCCGCAGGTCAGACGCCCGTAAATACTCAGCCAGTTTTTAACCCCTTCAAGCACTTTTGCATCAATCATGAATTATTCCTCCGTCAGCGCCACATATTCAGAATGTTTAATCTCCTGGCATTCTTCAGGAATACCCCCTTTTATTTCCCTGCCATAAGCGCCTACTTTAAACACCACGCACAGGGCATCACGGGAGAGCGACGGGGTCCACCAGGAGTCCATGTTAAACATGGAGGGGATTCTCATTACCCCCAGCTTTTCACAGAGCCAGACAAGGAAATCAGGACGCTTTCTTAACTCGCGTTCAGCGGCTTCAATCATTGCGGCAATCGCCGGTCCTTCAGGGCATGACTCATCAGGTCTGGCAATAAAGCACGGTCCGTCCCCGATAAAAGCCACATCATCGCGCTTACGCCAGCCCGCAGGCAGAGTACCAGAAAAATAAAACTCACTGATTACGTCCATGGCAAACGGCTTTAAGCGCAATCCGGCAGCGCCTGTATTTTTCAGTAACGCCCGAAGAATACTGTTGCGTAGCGGTAAAACAGTCTGTTGATATTTGGTGAAATATTTATTTGTCTGCACACGGTCTAATTTGAAATAAAAATATGCCATATATCCTGTTCCTTATTTTCAGTTTACAGGCGCAGGCAGTCCCCTGACGCGAGCGCCATACTTAAAACGATGTGATATTTAAAGATTTAATGCGGTGTTATTTATTCAGTCCGGCGTCCTGTTCAAAAGGCTCGACATAAAAACTTTCAGCGCCTTTATTCACCTTAATACCGGCAATGCCTTTCACTGCATCCGGCTCCGCCAGGACCGCTTCCTTGTTCACTTCCTCTTTCGTGCGGATGAATCGCTCAAGCCCCATACGGCGCAGCATTTCAATCACACCTTCCACATCACGACTGACGCTGCATGATGGATTCCCCAGTCGCCATGACACCGTTCCGGTGGTCAGATTGGCAGTTTTGGTTTTGCCGCCGTTCGTCAGCTCATCACGGTTGGTTTTGCACCAGTCCTGAATCCCCTTAAAAAGCACTTTGATTTCTTTTTTAAGGTTTTCAATCTGCGGCGTATAACGGGCGGTGATTTCTGCCACTTCATCATTCATCGCTGTTTCCAGGCGCAGCGCCTCTCGCTGAATATCGCCCAGGGTGCGGATATCGCGGCTGACCTCTTCACGGGTCTGCGGTGCCGCCTCTGCTGCGGCCTTTAATTTTGTAACGCGTTTTGCCATTTTGTTTTTCCTTATTGCAATGTATCTGGTCCGTTCTGAACAGAACGGCGTTCAACGGAGCTGCTTACCCCCATGGCCTGCATGGAACCCTGTAGTTCATCTGTCAGAAACTGAATGATTGTGGGGCTGTGATATTTAAGAATTTGTGCATAAACATCACAGGGTCCTGCCGGTCTGTTCTCTGTATCACGTTCGATTTTTACCGTGGCAGTAACCCCCTCCGTGATTTCCTCACTATCATTACCGGCTGGCTTTACTTCATGCATTACGTGGTCAAATTCAAAAATAACGCGTACTTTGCTCATGGAATTACCCCTGTTGATTAAATTCATTACCTTTAATAACCCCGGAACGCATGCTCATATCTTTCATGAGCGCACTGGCTTTCATTGCCACAAGTTCAGCAAAGTCTCTGCTTTCCGCGAGCATAACCACCCCAAAAATCATGGCAGGTCCATCACCTTTCTGCTTTATCCCGGTTGAACGTATGTCCAGACTTATCCCCATGCGCACTGTTCCATCCGCGTTTTTATGGATAACGTGCTCCTTGTATTCGAAAATAATGCGTACGACTTTACTCATCCTCTGGTCCTCGTTCTGTTTGGATAACTGACCCGGCGTCTGACCTCACGGCAGAACCGAATCATGGCATTAAAGGCTTCTTCCTCCGTCACCGCTTCCGGTATCCCCGGAACCAGTAACTGCTCCTGTTCATCACGTCCATGACGCGCCATAACCTCAATCACATGCCGTACTGTGGCAGGCTTTCCGGCAACTATCGGCAATGCACCTTCCGGCAGGACGTAACCCAGTTCAATGAGACCGCTCGACCACGCCCACGCAATTAGATTTCGTTTCACCTCACTCCTCCCAGTAAACCGTGCAGCCGCTGATGCGGGTAGCCTTCACACGGCGGCGCAGGCCGTTGGTCTGTATGGTGATTTCAATTTCACCGGTTCCCTTAACTTCGCTTACCGGCGGCGTGGTTTTCAGGGCATAACGTTGTGGGTAGCGTTTGCTGCGTTCCAGTACCGCACCGGCAAGTTCAGTCAGACGGCGTGCACTGTTCAGGGAGTCGAATAAATTCATTTTTTTACCGCAGGATTGCATATTCATATAACACCTCGTTTATCTGACTTGTTTTGCACCAACAGAACGGCATATTCCCCTGTAAACTTCTGTCGCACCTTCGCGATCAAGTCCGGCAGATATCACCATTCGTGTGCGGTCATTAAATTCAAAAAGTAAATCACCACATTCTTTATTTTCGGCCAGTGAAATCACCTTCACGTTATCGAAATTCACCAGGTAAAAGCGTCCGTAAATATCCGGAATATTAAATACCGCCATAATCACACCTGTGAGAGTAATTCAGGGTTGGTATAAACCTCTTTAAAGGCCGCATTAATATGTTTTTCTGTCAGCACAGCGCCTTCACCACTGGCGGTGATCCACGCCTGGTTAAGCGTATGCGTCAGAACACGTAATGCTCCCGGTTTTTCAGCGATAGCCTGCATGACGGCCAGCTCGGCCTCACCACTGATCCCCCATGCCCTGGCAATGGCCAGCACATCCGCCTTTTTGGCCTTGCGAAGTTGTTTTGTACGGGCAAGACGGCTGAACAGGCGCGATAAATCATCAACGGCGCGGCGTCCACCTTTAAACAGTCCGCGCGGGTTACCAATAAGCACCATCCCGATCCCCGTGGCGTCCTGGATTGCCCTGAGTTGCTCCAGACCGTCAATACCAAGATGATCCGCCTCATCAACAATCACCAGTCCACGCGTTCCCATCAGGCGACGGCGGATTGCGCGGGATAATGCCCCTTTGTTCGCGCGGGTGTAATCAATCCCCAGTTCCTCTGCCAGCTCCAGCAGACACTCCGTGACGCTGGAATGCGCAGGCGACAGGGTGATCATCCAGGTGTTCGGTTGCTCCTGACAGTAATTACGGGCTGTGGCCGTTTTACCCACACCCGGTACGCCCACAATGACGTTAATACAGCCCATCAGGCGAACCGCCTGAAACAGTGCGCGCAGCTCCTGGACTGTCTGCGTTTCAACAAACTGCGGCGGCTCGGGCAGTGCGCTTTGTTTATTCCAGTTCTCATACCAGGAACGCAGGGAAGCAGCCACAGCAGCGTTATCGCCTTTATATTTCCCCTTACGGAAAGCCGATAATGTGCCGTCGGAAATTCCCGCCTCTCTGGCGATGGCATACTGCGTCAGTACGCCGCCATCAATAAGTTCATCAATGGTCTTGATTACATCGTTAATATCGGTCATATTATTCACCTCGCTTGAGACAGCATTCTCCGAGACAGAAACCTCAAATAACCTGAGTCACCCCTCGGGTTATTTTTTTTATTTCAGGCCAGCGGATCATTTTCTTTTAATTTCGCTTCGAGCAGTTGCAAACCCCGCTGGAAATTACGCTCGTATTCTTCGTCAGGTTCATCGTCAGCGACTGGTTGCTGAACGGTCACCGTATTACCCACAGGGCGGTATATGTTTTCCAGCCATGGCTCCTGCGGCTTGTGCTCCAGCACGTTGACAACCTCATCCTCGGCATCACGGATTTTTTCCTCTGCGCGTTTACGCATACCTTTAAGGCGCTGCTGCTGTTTGTAGTATTCCGCGCTGACAGGGAAGGCTTCGCGTTTATTGCCGTCCCATACCGCCTCGCAAATCACGCTGCCATCCGGGCGGCGTACGGTAATTCGTTCGGCATCATGAATGTCATAGCTGATAAGCACTTTGCGGCCATGTTCATCACGCAGCTCGGGCGCGTAGTAAATATTATTCAGCCAGCGTATTTCACAGCGTCTTACAGGGCGTTCCACCATCGGCCGGAACATGTCCCGCAATTCCACATCGGACAGCCATTCAATTTCCGTGTCCTCTTCCGCCAGGCGTTTTTTTCTGAACTCCGCCGGGCTGTAATGTTTACCGTTCGGCTTTATGGGTAATTCATCGTGCGGCCGGTTGTTGTACCACTCAACGCCGTCACGAATGGCATCAATCAGTTCAGACCAGGACGGTAAATCACGCATCGCTGACTGCTGCCGGGCGTTCAGCCGCTTGCCCTGTTGCAGGGCACTGAATGCCGAGCGTAAATCGCGGTTGGTTTTACGTAACGTCTCGCGATCTGCACCTTTCCCGAAATAGGTGCGGTATTTACGGGCTATGCGCATCGGTAATGTGCGGTTAAGCCGTTCGATAATGCCCCGTCCCTGCGGATTACCGGCAATCCCGGTCGGGTGATTAATCCCCAGTCGCGGTAGTATCCCCACAACCTCCTTATCCAGGATGTCGGCCGTTTCCCCCGAGCCATTATCCGAGTAATACAGAAACGGTTTGCCGTGATGGCGAATGCCGTGCTGTATGGCACCGGCTACGGCGAAAACATTTTCAGCCAGGTCAAGGCTCCAGCCCACCACAAAGCGCGTGCCACCGTCGATAACAAAGGTCACTTCCGGTGCAAATGGTCGCCCGTGAACCGGGTGCGCACATTTCAGCTTCATGCCGTGACCGTCACCAATCCAGACATAATTCACCGGCATTCTGGACCAGTCGCGGCGCGTGAATCCCTCAAGCTGGCGGTATTCACTGCCGGTCACCCGGCCTTTTTGTTTCACCACTTCCGGCAGTTTCTTCATCGCGCGGCGAATGGTGTCATAAGAGGGCATGATATCGAGCATATAAGGCTCATCAGCGTGCCGGTGCTGCCATTCGGCGACAAAATCCTCGTAAGCCTCGGTCATTGGTCGGCCGTTTGACTGGCGATACTGCGCCAGAAACTCGGGCAACCAGCTAATATCTTCGGCTTTTATTTCCTGACGTTTACCCGGTGCCAGTAAAAGTAGGCGTTCAGCGGCGTTCTGCGCCTTGTTAAAGGCCGCAATCCAGCGTTTCAGCGTGATTTCACTCAACGCGCGGCTGTTTCCCTTTTTGGCGTTCGCCGTTTCAACCATTGCCACAATGCGTTCGTCCAGTTGCGAGCGTGACAGACGGTCAACAATAAACCGGATAGCTTTAGCGCAGCTGAAACCGGGTTGTTGCGCGAATTTAAGCACCTCGCTGACAATCGCAATTCGTGCATCGGCCACCTGGCGCTGTTTTTCAGTCAGTGCATTGATACGTTCGACCATCAGTTGGGGTGATCCGCGATATGCCTCCACCGCATCAACCACGGCAGGTGAGCGTCTGGCCTTTGTCACCACCGGAACCGGTGACTCATCGGCTTTTTGCGCCATCAGTTGCAGGGCGTAGCGTTCACGTAATGCCTGCTGCGTCACTTCAGGTAAACAGTCGATGCTGTATTCAGTTGCTTTAGATCCTGAGCGACGACGGGAACAACAGCTTTTCCCTTGTGCGTAACGTTGTAATGCCTGGCGAATACCTTTTGTAGTTGCAGGCATTCCGGGCGCACCAATCAGTTCTTTTGCAATGAAATACATATCATGACGCCTTTCTCATATAGCTCTTAACCTGGTATCTGCTGGGCCAGATTTCTTCAGGTGACACACCAAGAGCATCAGCAATTATTTGTTGATATGGGCGGCAAGGGGTGCGTAATACGCTTTTCAGCGAATCCCTGCTGTAACCAGCCTTTAAAGATAAAGAGCGCAGTGATAAGCCAGCCATGTGCAGGCGCGCCTTGATGATTTCTGGCGGCCAATCGTGATCTGAAACTTCTCTTCTACTCATACTTCCTCTATTCTAAAAAGTTACCCGCACGGATATTCGGACGGATATCTGTACGGGTAAACGATAGAACAAGAAAAGAACCAAATCAAGGTATTTTGTTCTTTTTGTTCTTTATATTGTTTTCATCAATAAAATCAATTAGATAAGCGCGAAGGAACCTAAAGGCATGAACATGAAAAAAAGTTCTTTTCTTGACGAAGGAAAAGAACCAGTAATCGAGCGAATATTTCGCCTTGCAGAGCGTTACAAATCGAGAAGTGAGGCGGCTAGGGCCTGGGGAATCAATATTCAGACATTGCAGAACTATTACAAAAGGAGAAACAATCAGCCACCACCACAGCCAAGAAAGCACCATCTCCAGAACATTGCTGAAAAAGAACATGTATCAATGGAGTGGCTAATCTATGGTTATAATAATGAGTCAATCACAAAAAAAGAACTATTAGAACAAATAGAAAGAACAAAAAAACAAGATGTAAATGATGGTGACTCCATCATCATGAGGGCGTGGGACTCGCTAACTTCATCTGAACAAGAGATTTTGTCCAATTTATTGATCAGAAAAGGGGCCGAGTTACTAACCATTTTACTTGATACTGATATTCAAAAGCTGCACTCATTGAGTGGGGTCAAAAGAGCATTGGCATTGAGTCTGCAAGAGTTACCCGATGATACTGTAAGAGAGATTTATGAAGAATGTGAGGCTAAGGTTAATCATTTAAATGTAACCCAGAAAAAGGCCGGTGCGTAA